CTTCAAGACTTGGGTTCATAGCTACGTTCATAGGGGCCCCTGAATAAGTATCCTAATTTATGCGATTATACGCGTTTTTATACAATAGTGAAGCTTATATCAAATAACTGGTGAATATTTGCGAGAAACATGGCCCTAGCCCTCGTGCCACGAGCCCGCGGCCGCGGCGAAAAAACCGCGAATTTCCGGCAAAAATCGTCAACTTTTGACCCGATATCAGAAGGGACCCGACGCGTTTATTTCGGTAGCTGGTCCGCGATCCGGTGCCCGCGAAACTTGACCAGCGGCCGCGGCCCGCGGCGCAATGGCCGGAAAACTGGCCGACGATCCGGCGGCATCGAACATCGAACCACCGGCCGCGGCCCTCGGTCCGGTAAGTTTGGGGCTCGGCCCGCGGGGCAAGGGGCGGTTTGATTAACTGTCAGTCACTGGGCATAAAAAAGGCGGCCACATGGGCCGCCAATGCGCGTTATATGGGGCGGTTACATTACTTCAAGAGAAACCCTTATATCGTCGTCGTTAATCATATCTCGGACAACTGTCTTTATTTGATCGTCGTCAATCTCGAACCCGTCTAACTGGCTTCTTAAATCGTCAATATCATTAACCGCGTCGGATATTGTCGAATTATCGTCTATCGATAAATCAATTTCATTAGCAAGCTTGCCCGTTATAAATTCGTCTAGCTTTTTGTTTACTAGCTCTGTTACCAATGGTTCAAAAACTTGGCTTAATTTTTCTTGATAAGATTTAGCCGCTTTTAATTGCTCTTTTAAATCGTTTGTTTGCTTTTCAAGATTATCCATTTTTATCTTTTGTTCTTTAATAGTATCCGACGCCGCGTAAATATCTTTTGATGTTTCGTCGCGGCCTTCTGCTTTATAATCCGCGGCCAGTCTGTTTAAATATTCCGGATTGCTTGGGCTGTATTCTTGATATTCCATTATATTTTTCCTTTTGTTAAAGAAATTGAAAAACCGTTGGGAAATTCAGTATTCATTTCTGTTTCAATTTTATTTAATATTTTTCTACTATAAATATTTACAGCTTCTAAATGGGCGTTCACTTCTTTAATTTCTTTTAGATACTTTTGAAATTCTTGATCGGTCATTTTGTTTTTCCTTCGTAGTTGATTAAACGCGGCAACCTTGCCGCAATTAAGGAATAGCATTTTATATGCGATAAAGTAAAGGGTAATAAAAAAGGCGGCCACTGGGGCCGCCGTTGCTTGTTCTATTGCGGGGTTTAACCCGCGCCAATATCGCCCGCTACATGGTGTCGAACTATTGCCCGTACTGGTAGCGATTTAACAAAACGTAAAAGCTTTTCCCCGTCGGTTTCGTCGGGTTGCTCACTGGCCGCCGTGTCGGACCACCAAATACGGCAATTCCCTTGCGCCCCATAACACCCGCCCTGCTCATTTTCACTGGCCGCTTTTCTTTTGTTTGGACCATGCGCGGAAAAACCAATAATATAGTTTCGATCCATACGAGCGCAAAGCGGTACGCCGTTGCCGCAATCATTACAGCCAATGTTTCTATATTCGGCGGGGCACCGAATAACGCGGGTGTGAAAATCCGGTTGTTCCGAAAATCCCAAATAAAAACTTTTTCCCGTTCCTAATTCAAACCAATCATTTTCCGGCACAACAGTGACCGTCGGAACATTAAAGACAAAACTTTTAAAAGCGTCTGCTAAATTGTCCGCGCTGTAATTTATAACAGTTTTACCGACGGCCCGCGCTTTATCAATCCATAAGTTAAAATCAAAATGAGAAAAGGTAAAAGAAAAACCCTTTTTTGGTTTCGAATTTAGTAGCGCGTCAAGATATTCATTATCGACATTTTCCGCGCCCTTGCCGCTATCGTTTAAATTGCAACTGGCCGGACAAGTACCAAACATTTTATTTTGTCCGGCTCTATATGTTACGGCTATTCCGGCAGTTTTCTTTGCCCGCGACATTTCAACGGTTTTAAGCATGGTAAAAAATCCCCGTAATAGAGTTAAACGTAAGCGGGGTTTTATAAAAATATTCGGTTGCTATTTCATCCGGCAATATTTCAGTTTCAGTTTCATTATCTAAGGTTTCAAAAATATACTCTAACTGGTCAAATTTATTTGCCTTGATGTTTATCAAATCGTTTTCGTTAAAATTTAAAGCCATAATAAAGGCCCTCCATAGTTGATTAAGTTTAACGCCGCTTGCCCGCGGCAACTACCGTTAAATATTATTTATGCGATAAAGTAAAGGGAATAAAAAAAGGCCCGCAAAATAGCGGGCCAGTTGAAGGAAAAACGAAAAGGTTATTTAGGCCGCAATACGGTTCCAATCACGGTCATTAAGATTTAAAAGTTTTCCGCCGCGTTGTTGCCACATATCGACGTCGTCCGCGTCGCAATTATTAGCAACGGCCGTGACAGCATTAACCATAGTTGCGCGGGTTATTGGTTTTCCATGCTCAAAACCCGCTTGGCCAATAGTAGCCATAAGGCCATTTAAAATGTCGGTGTTTTCTTTTTTGGTAAGTTTAAGAACGGTTCCGACACGCTCGGGTATTTCGTGAAAATCGCCCTCAATAATATCACTATGGGCGCGGTTCATTTTGTCTAACACTTCGTCGAAAGTTTCACGGCTAGCATAAGCTTTTACTAAATCCCGCAACTTTAATTCTAGCGCGTGATTATCCGCGTCTTTTGCTTCGCCGGATAGCAAGCCATAGTCAGCGCTATCCCTTGCACTGGTAATATGGCTAGAACGGTTCCGGTTCTCTGTTTGCATACCATTAAGGCAAGCAAGCGTCCAAATAGTTTGATAAACTGAAACTGAACCCGCGCCTACTTCAGAATTACTTAAACCAATACCGTTAGCCATTTTATCACCGACGGCGGCAATACCCGTTTGTGCTTCACTCTTTAAACGCAAGTAAAGACGCTTATCGGTAACCGTACCATTTACAACTTGCCAGTCCGCGGGACTATCCATCAATTGCGGCAGGCTAGAATTAAGCAAATTGATATTATCAAACGTCTTAAACTTATCAGAAACAAACGCCCGCGCTGTTCCGGTGGTTTCGTCGGTATCAAGAAACGTTCTAACCATGCGATTAGTCGGTTCTTTTTGCCACAACGCATTTATTGCGGCGTCATATTCCTGCGGGATTTTTTCCTGCAAACGTCGCGCCGTTCTGGTATCTATCTCGACGTTCTGAGCAATTTGTCCAAAAGCATGATCGTTAACATCTAAAATACGCGTCGGTTCGCCCCCCGCCGCTTCAATAACAATTTGAGGTTTACCTTCGTCATTTGTGGCTTTTTGCAAATTACTAGTAGAAGCCAAAAAGTCAGCGCTTCTATTGTTTTGCTCTTGAACTTTTAAAAGTAAGTTTTGCAATGTGCCTTTTGTGTTTTCAATATTCATATTTTTAGCCCTTCGTAGCTGTTAAAAAAAACGGGCAGTTTTACCCGCCCGTGAAGTATCGCATATACTCGCATATAAAAGCAAGTAGAAATTTCTAAAAGTTTTACCTTCGTCGGCGTTTTCTCGAAACGCGTTTATTTAATTCGTCGTAATCCGAGCCATACAATAGGCGTCCTATCCAACTAAACAAAAACATTTATACCTCACTTTCTTTAAAAAATACTTTGTCAAATACTTCGCTTAACATACGCTCAAGCTCTAAATCTTGGGGCATCATGTAAACGGTTTGTTCCATATCAGCATTATCACAATGCGGACACGTTTCTTTTTGGGGGCCTTCGTCTTCGTGAAAGATATAATCGCATTTCAAACAGTGAACGCGTTGCGTCGTTTCTTTATTCATCTTCACAACCCTCCAAAGTATAAAGGATTGAACCGTCTTCGTGTTTATCGAAATCACCATCATAACTTTTTAAGTGCGTTTCGACGCTTCCGTTTTCAATAATTTTGATAGCCTCATCTTGGGTTTTGGCTTCCACCTCATGCGACTCTACAACGGTATAACTGCGTAAAAGATTAAACTTTGGCATCTTTATCCTCCTCAAAACCAAACGCAGTTACATCTTTCATTTCGACGCACTCTTTAAGATAAGATAGAAGATCATCAATAACTTTTGACTCATCTTCTGCTTCAAAAATATCAACAAAAGTTACCTTAAACTGTGGCATCACTTCGACTCCTTCAAAAAATATTCAAGCGTAGTATCAGTGGTGTAATTACCAGTGGGATTACCCATGCCGTCTATCTCAGGGTAACATTCGTAAACCAAACCTGCTTTATTATCATCCACAAGATATACGCAAAAATCAAATTCACGTTTACCAACATTGCACCTAGACCAAAAGTTTTCCTCTGGGTATTTGTCATGGTACTCTTTAGCCTCGTTTTCTACTACTGTATCATAAACAGCAGTCAGGTATCCCTTTTCGAAATCACTTAGCGGCAATTCCTTTAATTCGTCTGGATTAAACCTCATGACCGCTCACCTCCGTAAGACTACTAAGGTTTCTGAAACGATCCAACAGGACTCTATTTTTGACGGTGTAATTATCGGCCAACGCATCTTTCAAAACTTTTATAGAATTTTCTAACTGTTCAACAGCATTGTTGATTAAGTGATGGTTGGGTATTTCGGTATTTAATTCTTTATCATCTGATTTTTTACAATCTTCCAAAATGCTTTTAAAAAACTGTAAATCACCGTTCAACATAATTAGCTTCTGATTAAGATGATTTTCCAACATATAATAATTAACGTTCATTAAGACACCTCCATTTGTCTTCGTTGTTACATATGCGATAATATCAAGTGCCTATGGACAAATCAAGCGGAAAATGTCTTCCCAATCAAACTTTTCTTTCTGGTGTATAACAGGCTCTACCTTTAACCCTTCTAGCTTCAAGTCCATTGCATCACGGCCATGAAACAAAAATATTTGCTCTGGAGCATTTTTTGTTTTCAGCTTCTTTACCAAAACCCAAACGCTTGCATTCTTGTGAGTAGATAACCACGCCACTTGGTGTGGACGTAAATCTACAGCATTGCCCGCTGTAGCTTTTAATTCTACAAAATGAAACTTTCCGTTTTCATCACATAACAAAACGTCGGGTATACCGGGCGTTGCCCACGTTTCAAGCCGTGTTGACGAGATCTTCCTCGAACTCTTCTTCAAGGCCGTCCTCATCTGGTTCCAAAATCCGGCCTCGCGCTTTTGCGCGGTTCTGGGTATTGCTTTCTCCTTCGGGAGTAATGTCGATAGTGACTGGGGCATAGGTTTGCTTTATCTCCTGTAATGCTTTCATCACTTCGTCTTTGCTCATTGAGTCAATACTTCCGTGACGAACTTCGCTCTTGCTGACGTAAATGTCCCCTTGAGCCTGCCCCCGTCTATATTCAGCTTGAACGGCCGCAGAGTATGCGCCGTTCTCTAATGCGTGATCTCTAATAGTTTGTAGATCCCTAATATGTCTTCGATAGTTGATGCCGTATTTTTCGTCTAGCTCGTCTCGATAAGACTTAATGGCTGACACCACGTGCGGACAAATATGAGGGTTTGTCATTTCATATGCCCTAGTGTGTGCAGAACTAGCCGGATAACCCGCATTGATTGCGGCTTCCCGCATTGTAATCTGTCCGTCTTTTGAAACCAGTTCTTTAACAAAGAGTTCTTGTTTTCTAGTCAGAGGTCTAGTCTTTGTTGCTCGTGGTTGTCCCACACCACGTTTCTTTTTAACAGGGACGCTTTTAGAAGTGCTTTGCTTAGTCATGTCCAAACCTAGTTAATTCAAGATAGTTTCTTTTAAAATGCACATTTCTTTATATATAGCCAGAAAAATATTTTTTAATAAAAAAAATCCTAGGACCCCCTTAACGCACTTTCGCTATTGGTTACATAAACTTTGGTTACGTTACATTTTTATTTTTTACTTTATGTAACTGTTAAGTACCTATATATAAAAGAAAAAACACCGAAAGTTACACGGTTACACCGGTTACGGCATATTTGAACGAAAAATATTTTTTTTATTTTCATCTCTATATACTATAACCGGTGTTTAAAAAGAAACCCGCGGGCCGTGTTCCGTGACCCGCGGGCTATCAATCATTCATGGTTTGCAAGGTATTCCAAGTCGAACCAAGTGCCACGATCATCCAGTTCTGTAAAACCGGCCATATGACTCCATGTGAAATTATAAAAGGTATTGGTATACTTTTGATTTTCTACCGCATAAAATTTAGCGCTCGTTGGTACGCCCATTTTGTGAATTAACTTATTAGCCAGATCACAATTTTCTTTAGCTTCTTCTACCGTTTCAACTTTTTCGAGTTCGAGCCAAATCTTTTTCTCCATCTTTTTCTCCGTAGTATGTAGGACCGTGGTCCATTGTCAAATAACGTGGGGCTTGCCCGCCCCAACCGAAGAGTTCATCCCTTCGATAAAAACATTATACCACAAGTATGCGATAATGTCAACATTAAACTTTTAGAAATTTCAATCAGCTTTCAAAATGCTCGTCGAAGTAATCCCGCATTTCGTTCATTTTATCAAACGTCCGTGAGCCGTGAGGCGCGGGCAGTATGCAAGTATATTTATTGCCGGAGTTTTTGGACCGGACAACCATGATGTCGATTCGATCTTGGTTTGGCATGACGTAGTAGTAATCTGGTAGTCCGCCGTCTTTTTGGATTTTTCTAATGGTTGCCATCAGTTGTTCCTTTCGGGTCGTATTTTGGGTTTAATTAACTTTGACACTTTATTGGTTGGTTGGCAAATCATCATGAGGTCGTTTCCATAGAGGTCGTACAGATGGTTATAGATACCATCTGCACTTCCGCTATTCATTGCCGACGCGCAGTGTCTTTCGCTTTGAAACCAGAGTGCCGTTTCGATTTGTTGATTTTGCACGGTATATGCAATGACAAGGGCGGTGAAATATTCAATCACCGCTTAAACCTTTTCATTATAAAATCTATTAATCGTTTGTGGAGTGGCGGTCGGATGGTCGTTGCATCTTCTGTTAAAATGCCGAGGACCGTGGCGTCTTCTGCTTCGGCCTTGGCCTGTTCTACGGGCTCTAGCTTTACAATTTTCTCCTCGTCGGGTTTGGCGTTTGCTTTTAGCCATTTGGTAACGTCGGTCTTGACCCACTGCTTACCGCCCTTTTTGCCTTCTACTTTTTCCGGCTCTGGAAATGTCTTGAGCCGTGAGCGGCGGTAGATGGTTTGTTGGGATAGTCCGGTGAGTTCGACGACTTGTTCGATTTTTAGATACTGTTTTGCCATGTTTAACTCCTTTTATACACCTAAACTTCTTATAGACGGACGACTGGAAGCGCCGTTTGCACGTTGCTCCTTTATGTAATCTGCTATAACTTCTTCATATTTATACCAGTCTATTGAATTTTTCATCAATTCAATTAACTCTTCAAGTTCATAACCAAGAACATTAGCTATTCGTAATTGCACTTCCGGAGAAGGTACTGATCTACCATTTTCAACATGAGAAATAGAAACTTGTGTAAAATCAACCTCTTTAGCCAACTCATTTTGATTTAAATTGTTAAATTTACGAATCTCTCTTAATTGCATCCAAATTAATCTACGCAATAATTTTTTAGGAATGTTGTTTTCATTAAATTTAGGGTTCTTTTTCTTCCATTCTTCTAAGTGTTCCCGATCATGATTTGAAAGCCAGTCTTTGCGGCCGCGCTTTTTACCATCTATGGGCGGTAGGTCCGCTACTAATGCGTCGGGGTTATTGCGTTTCCATCGGGCATTGACGCCTATGTTATGGTTAAGTTCTTTTAAAAACTCTTCGGCTGTTGTTTCGCCATTCACGATATCTTGCACACGGTCGGCAATGTAGAATATGCAAACTCTATCATCCATCATTTATTTTCTCCCTTGATACGTGGTAGGTGGTAGCTTTTCTTTACCCCAAAAGCAGGGTGTCCGGCTTCGTATCCTTCAATGT